CGTACATTACAGATATAACAACTGATCCCGCATTCGTAGCTGCGCTTGCAGTAGCTGTTAGTTTTAAATCGGTTGCACCAGTGTTCTTCCATGTAAGTGTACCACCACCAGAAGCACCTAACGCTTTAATACCTACGGTTGTGCCAGATGCTACCGCATTAACGAGAGTTGCTGGACCGCCTACACTATCACCAACACTAATGTTTGTTGTAGCGTTAGCAGCTACTTCTAAATCGATAATTATATCTACGATTTTTGAGTCAGCGGGGATTACTATATTTGTGGCTTCTGCTGCAACAGCACCGCCAGAAATATCCATTACATGTTGCTGAACCATTACAACATAACCAACGTTGGCTATGTTTGTTCCAACTGTAGTACCAGTTGTATTTCGTATATTACCTGCTCTGATAGGACCAGAAAAAGTTGTTGTACCCATGTCGATCTCCTGTCTGGGTTAATGTCAGTAACACCATGTCACTGTCAGGGATAACAGTACTATACCACAGGAAATATAAAAAGAAAGGGGCAACCTAAGTTGCCCCAATCATTCAGGGAGGTAATCTTTGCAAAAAGACTACCTCACTATAACATAAATTATGCTCCGGGTGAACCGAAAACACAACGTGGGTCTGAGAACCCAAATGAGTAACGCTCACGAGCCTTGAATCTCATGTTACCAGTATCGAAGTCAGCTTCCATACCAGTGGACATTGCCATACGCTCAAAGTGGACAAATCCACGAGGTGCGTCTGTCATGATGAAGAATGCATCTGGATCAGTTAAGAAGTCGTTAACAGCGTAACCGCTTGGTAACATTCCCATTGATCTTAGGGCATTGACATCATTGTCCGCTGTACCAACACGTAAGTTAGATACCATCAAACGTTCAGCAACAAACTGTAGCTGACGTGGGATGACTAACTTTGTGCCGCGTAAAGCAACCTTGAGACCACGCTCATCAACAAAACCTGCGATGTTGATCAAAGCATCTTCAAGAGATGTTTCATTCAAATCAGCCGCAGTTCCTGGTTCGTTAGCAAACGTACCACCCGAAGTAAGTGGGTGTGACGCATCACACAATGCAACTCCGTCGCCACCAGCAGAAGCACCTGCTGTGAAAGCGTTGTTCAGAATTGAAGCAGCTTTAACCTGCTTTGTGTGTGCCATTGAACGAGCCAACGCACGAGTATAACGTGAACCAAGACGATCATATAGATTGTCTTCCACTGCTTCCTCAGTAATTGAGAAGGCAAGTGCCACGGTCTCGTGGTTGTAACGAGCAGTGTATGCTTCGTTAGCGTCGTCAAAATTTACAGCAGAACCTTCCGACTTGGTTGGTGCTGCTCCGAAACCACTCAACATCACTTCTTCTTCGAATGCTCGATCAGAAGATTCTGTTGTGAAGATCTCTGCATGTTGGTTTTCGTACCTGTCGTACTCCATACCAAACAAGGCGTTGAGACCTGGTTCCAACTCTTTCGCTAGTTGTGCGCGAGATATAGCCATATTTCAGTCTCCTTACACGCCAGTCGTTGAAACAGTACCACCTGCAATAGCACCATTCGGTGAATTGAAGGAGTTGTTTAAACGAACGATTACAGGAATGCCAGCCGCAGCGAAGTCTGAGTTTTCAGGATCATCTTGGAAACCCATAATTCTCAAGTTCAAGTTTGCGGTGACGCCAAGTGTGCTGACACCCAACTTAGCAGAAGAGATACCTGTGGTTGTTGAACCACTGGCAGCTGTTGCAAAGTTAGCATTAGTAAACACATGTGCTTGTGCAGATGCTGCGCTAGTTAACGTAGCGTCTGAACAAATTACAAATGATTGTAACGGGTTGTCATACACGAAAGCTTTGACGGGGAAATTAGTATCCGCGCCAGAACCGGGCCAGTAGTTAGAAAAAATTTTCTCACCAGTGGTAGACGAAACGTATTCCGCACCAGCGAACACACCCACGAGACCTACAGTGCCCCCAGTAGCCGCGCCAACAATGTCAATAAAGCCAGTGTTAAGCGGGATAACAGGAGAACCTTGATAGATCGCGTTTGTGTTGCCAGCAGCAATACGATACTCGGTCGCACCAGTGGTGTTGTAGCCCTGACCGACTACACCAATCGGACGTAGTCCGAATGCAACGTTAGTATTTGCCATATTAGCAATCCTTTAAGTTAATTGGAGTCTCTACGAGAACCTCCAAAAGTTACACGACTTTGCCGATCATTCTGAATCGGCATTGAAGGATGTTGCTCCTTCATAAGGTCCTGATCTACAGCAGTCATCTGTTCGCGGGTTCTGCCCCCGTAATAAGCAGTTCTTTCCTCTACTGTTTCAACAGGTATTCGACACAACATCAGACCACCTTGTCCAATCACACCTTCGTAACGACCTTCGTCGATAGTGGGTGCTTCATAGTCTGGATACTCATCTTTACGGACGGGTTCCCATCCTTCACGTAACTTGGAGTTGACATTCATTTTGTCTTCCTCGCCACGCATTGCGACTCGAATCCAACGATGCACATAGCCCGGAGGGGCATCAGGTGCTTGTAGGTGACTGGGCGGTGCCCATGGTTTTCTGCGAGAGTCATCCTCTCGTGTGGTGGTTTTACGTGGTGTTCTATCTGCCATAAGCTTAATCCTTCACATATTTAGCGTATTCTTCTAGCGGTACGTTTAAACGTTTCGCCATCGCAATTTGTGATGGTGATAGTTTCACCGACCTGCGCCCCTGTTTTGCAGTACTGCGGGTTGCTGAAGCGGCAGCAGGTGCGACCTGTGCTCCACCCGTTTTCTTCGCCGTTGGGAACTTCTGTGGAAACTCCGAACGAATGCGTTTGTCTACCTCAGTATAATACTCATCGGTGTTGGGGTCAAACCCTTCTTCTTCGACAAGCTTCTTATGTATTCCAAACGCTGCGTAAGTCATGACCTCATCGGCCCCAAACCAATTGTTTTTATTGGCCCAATCCTCTGCTTTAGGATCTGCTTTTGTTTCTGGTTGGGGTTGCGGAGCCGCCTGTTGTTGTGGCTTTTCGTCCACATTTTGCTCTCGATCTAGTCGATCTTTTGCCAAACGGACACGATCTTGTACCACCGCAACCTTAGATAAAGCCTCCTGTGATGCGAACATTGCGTCCGTATCTCCAGTGTCATACGCCTCTTTATATTGACGTTTTAAAGAATCTACTTCTGACTCCAGCCTAGCCTCTTCAGAACTAACGTAACCTTTATCCAAGTTCTTAACCTGAGACTTTAGTTTGTTATTCTCCTGTAAAAGTTGCTCCGCCATTCGCACCGCTTCTTCACGATCACGCTCTTCCTTGCGATACTTCTCTGTGAGTTTCTTTATACGAGCTTGTACTTTAGCTCCGTATTCATCCACCTCATCTTTAGATTCTTCAGAAGCAGCAACCTCCTCTGGTTGCTCCTCTACTTCTATCTTTATCTCCGGTTCAGGCGTGGGTTTTTGAACAACCTCTTTAGATTCTTCAGGAGCATCTAGCTCTATCTCTACGCCTTCTTCCTCTGGTTTTTGCTCTTCAATAGTTTCTTCTGCCATCTTTTCCTCCTAAACGTGTTTTATATCGTCTGGCTCTAAAATAGTTGCGATCACTTCGTCATCATTAATGATACGAACCTCACCCCCATCTATCTTAAATCGTGAACCAGAATACCGACCAATGCATACCCATTGGCCTTCTTTGCACCACGGCTCTGAGTCAGGCCCGAACTTATCCGGGTCTCTATATGCCAGTGGTCCGATTTTTAAAACATACGCTACGACCGTGGCTACCGCTTCACGGTCTCGTATTTCATCAGGAATATATAAACCCCCGTGCGTCTTGCTTGCACCTTGATAAGGCATAACCAAAACACGCCAGCCTGTTGGTTGAGGCAAGCGTTCTGATAACGGTTTGTCTATAAGTGATGGATCTAATACGCGATCTTTCGCGTCAACATATGCGCCTTCAACAGACGTTGAGTCGGCTGCTGTAGCCTCCTCCCGGTCTTTGTTCATTTTCTGCGCGACATGTTCAGGAAGATATAAGGTCTTCGACATCGTCTACGTGGTTCTCCAGCAGGGCTTTTATTTCCTCACGGGCGTAGGTAAGGCCCCGTATCTCACCTACCATGAGTTTATATTGCTCCCAGTCTTTGGCAGCATCATGTGCGAGAGCACTTGCAATATCTTGTTCGCGCTCTCGTAGTACCTTATAGATATATTTTGCTAAATCAACACCGTCCATGAAATTAATATGTTTTTCCCCTGTTAGTGTTATGTCGGACATCGCCACCTAGAGTAAATTTTTGTGTAAGATTTTTAGACTGACCTCGCGGAGAATATATTCCTTTATCACTGTTCTTTACCGCTTTGCCTACTGGCATCTCAGTTGTTCCAAGTTGTTTACTCAGTTCTCTTTTATAGCCCATACCTCTTCCTCTTGATATTTGATTCATAGGTTCAGGCCCAAAAAAACCTTTTTTAATCCTTGGTTCTATAGGAAGATCTGGATCTTTAGGTATTTTTATTTTCTTTTTTCTTGAACTGGTTTCATATTCGATAGTCCCACGATCAACGTTTCTACCCTTCCTTACACCACGGATATTATCTAGTCGATTGCGGATCTTATCCATAACGCTATCTTCCATACTTGCCGTAGGATTGTAGCTATCAGAACCTATAGCTCTCGACACAGCATTCTCAATTCTAGTAGGTAAATCACGCATCTGTCTTTTGCGCTTGCCCTCTATGGCTTTTGCTGGCCTTGTGTTGCGTCCGCTCATATCTGACTCCTAATCTATAAGTTCAAAATGTGGTCCATCAATAAATGGACGTTTACCTTCAGATCGTCTTAGATCTATATAAGCGTTCATGGCTTCTTCCATGGTGCCTTCCCACTTACGAATATCCATTGGATAACCTTTTTGAGGGACAGCCCAAGCCGCTCCCCAACATACAGGGATATTCAGATTAGTCGCCGCTTCCTTGATTGCGTCAGCCAAATCATCGTACAGATTCAACTCCCAAGATGCCCGACCGTTCACAAACGCCATGATGTCGAAAGCCTTACCGTCAAGGTGCTTCGACTTCATAGTCTGACTCGCTCCAGAAGCTACCAACTCCTTCTGTTGTTCTATGGTTCTCATCCCTTGAACAACTCCGAAGTCGGTTTTGGTCAGTGTAATAGCCATCTTCACAACGGCTTGTAGGCCATCGTCGATTCCTTCTAGTCTATCAAGACTTCTTCTACTCAGTTTGAAACTCATCATTTTCTCCTTACAAACTGTTTGTACCCTTTGACACCAAATGATGCTGAAATTGCAATACCTAAACTGTAAAAATACCAGTCCGGTGCCTTCTGAAGCTGTTCAAATCCTCTATCCACAATGCCCTCGGCACCCGGTACGAAGGCTAAAATTAATGGAATACTTAGAACAATTACGAAAAATTCGTCCTTCCAACTTGATCCGCTGTTCTCGGCCATGACCCGTTCCCAATCGGCAACGCTTGTCTTTTCAGACAGTAGAATCTTTGCTTTGGCTTCTGCCTCTGTAAGTTTTAACTTTGCTTCCGCAGCTTGCTTTGTAGTCTTGGCATCAATCCATGATCCTGCCAGACTTGCTAGTGGTGTTAAAAACTGTAACATTATTT